ATTGGGACATATAAACCTAATTAAAATTGTGAGGGGATTTGCTAATGCAGGTTCCCCTCGGACCTAGTAGTTATAATTAATCAATTAACTTTAACTTACTATGATTTGACCAGCTTCTGGGCGTACGATTTTTAGACCGTATCTCATAGACATGTAAGAACCAACAATTCCGAATCCCGGATTTGCTTCTTCTACAGTCAATGGTCTTCTCTCTACGTAAGCCATAGGCTTAACGGAAAGGTCGAAGATACCCATTCGTCCACTTGGAACCCATGCATTAACAACAACTGTTAAACCGTAGATTTGTCCTACGATTCCACCTGTTGCTAACATTGCACCAAACGGATTGCTTCCTGCGGCAGTAGGCATAACATTTCCACCATCAGCTAATGCAGCACTTCTTTGTGCTGTAGTAAATGCGGTAGCGAAATCAGCCATCTTCAACATATTCTCGTAGTGACCCGGATTCAAGAACAAGTGTGTTGCATTGTATCCGTGTTTGGACATACGTGAAATAGCTGCTGCTATGTCTGATAATGTCATGGAATTTGTTCCAGCGGAAGATGCTGCTGTATATGAGTTAGCTGCTTGTAGAGTAGCTAATGATTGATTAGCGTAATCGTCCAAACGGCCACTAAATGTTGCAGCAGTTCCTAAGAACGCACCATTTTCTGCCTTTGTGAAATCAGAAAGATTAGCTTCAGTTGAAAGTGCACCAGCAGTACCAATGTCTTGGAATCCTGCTCCTGCAAGTAAGTTAACACCAGTTTGTAACGTAGCGTCTCCTATACCGAAAATAACGTTTGTAACGTGTTGCGTCATGTGTCTATCGACAGCACGGCGTGCTTCGTTCAAAGCCATTTCTACTTCGTTGAATCTTGAATCTTCAATCATTCTTCGGGTTACACCAAGTGCAATACCCCACTCTTTAACTGCTACTCTCTCGGAGCGTAGTTTTGTGTGTTGGTATTGAGGTGTGGTTCCCTCTTCTAGTTGTTCTAGCTTCATGCTAGGTTTTCCGAAAGTAATATCAATATTACCGCCTGTATCGGTAGTCATTGGGTCTGCAAAGAAAGCCATTACTGGAAGGTCTGCGACCTTGTAATCAATAATTGCATCTTTGTAGTCAATAAGGACTCTTTCACCTGTTCCGCCAGTGTTGGCGTATGAACCTGTGTTTAGGCTTGTTAGTATACCGGGAGTTGCGTCGACCATTGTTTATCTCCTTAGAGGGTTTGACATTTTGTCAATCCTGCTCCTCCGTTTGTTTCTAATGTGACAGCTTGTGCTTTTGGGGCTGCTGCTGCGTTAGTAGCGGTTATTAGTTGACCGGGCGTTGCTGCTCCCATCATCATAATAATACCTGTTACCACATTAGCACAGTTGATGTTTAGTACTACACCGACTCCAGTAATTAGAGATACTAAATCTCCAGCTGCTGCGTCGACTAGTGCTACGCCTGCGTATGCAAATTTTGCTGCGGCGTCACCTATGTCTGCTAGTTGCAATTTACCATTGGCATCAACGGTACATGCACTTCCGGCAGTGATAGCTTCAGCTGCTTCGTATGGTAAAATACGAGCTGGAGCTCCACCGTCATTAATTAATATTTCTGTTGCCATATTTAATTACCTCTTCTGTAATAGTCTTTGTTCAATTTTATTTTTCCATCGACCATTTTCATACCGAACTCTCTTTTTGTTTCTGGTACTTCACCTTCATCAGCTGATTTACCTTTTCCGAAAGACCTTTCGGTGTCGTTGCTTGGCTCTGGCATTGCTGCTAAAGCTTCGCTAAATCCAGTCAATCTGGATTCGTCCCATGCTGAAAGTTCATCTGCGCGTACATCTTTCTTATCTTCTTCGATAGAACCGAAAATGATTTCTCTAGATATAATTGCTTCTACTGCTTTTAGCTTTCTAGCTGCTGCTTCTTCTTCGGCTCTCTTAGCGTCTGCTTCTTTGAAGGCCTCAATTGATTTGAGTGCCTCTTCGTAGCTTGCTTTGATTTCCTTATTTGATGCAGTAACTTCTTCTAGCTGTGAGCGTAGGGAAGAGAACTCGCGTTCGACAATGCTTTCTGCGTCGGACTTTACAGTTTCTTTTATCTCTTCTGACATATTTTCCTCTGTGTGTTCTGACTCACATCCACATGAATCTTCGTGGCCACCACAACCACAGTCGTGGTCGTCCTCAGGCTCATGCGAACCACATTTCGTTTCTATAGTACATTCTTTACAGACTGGGTCCATTTTTTCATTGTCAATGAAACTTACCTCTGTAGGACGAATATTAGTGGCATAATTGTCACCCATGACGTCAACATCGTTTGAAAACCAATCGATACTAACATGTGTCATGTCTCCCTCCTTAACTTTTTCCATTACTTCATGACCGCGGCCATATTTGTTAGATACTGTTGCCAACATCTTTACAGCGGTCTTTCCATTGTCCATCTCGATTAGCTCTGGATTAGCAGCCATGCCGATTAAGTCCTCGGCCGTTCTTTGATGGTCTACATAAATCGGGAGTTCTGAAAATTTGCTTAAGCTATCTTTCAACATACCTCCTTCAATATAAACTTGTTGTTTTTCTCCGTCTTCTTCATATTCATGAAGTCCGGATGTAATAGCGATAACGGGGAATGATACAGAGTCAATTCCCTCTTCGCTGGTAAAATTAATGTCTGCACCTTCATCAACTGAGAGTGCAAACGACCTACGAACTGGTTCTGCTGTAGTATTGACTGCAAATTCCCGCTCTACGCCATTTTCGCTGGCCCACATGTTACACATGCCTGCTGCGACCTCTTCGGAGTTATCAAAACCCCTTTTCTTCAGAGTAGCTTTAGTAGCTATCATACATTTTTCATATGTCATTTTCTATCTCCTGTTGCGTTTGCGGAGGGTTTATTACCCCTGTTTTGTGCTCTAGCGGATTCCTCTTTCTTATCTTGATTCTTTCCACCAGAGATGTTTGCATTCTTATCACTCTTTTCTTTTTCGATAGGTGATGCCTTTATATCTTCCGAAGTTTCCATATCTAATTCTGCAACTCCTTCAGGGTCAAGACCTCTTTCCTCTCTAACTTCACCGGGTGATAATACTCCTTCTGATAAATAAATCATATCAGTCTTAGCTTTGGTGAATGCGTCTTCAACATTAATTTGCCTAAACTTAAATTTTGCATCGCCCTTTTCTAATTGTGGCATAAGCTGGGAATTAAGTGCTCCCTCTACCATAGTTTGTAAATATCTTACATATGGTTCAAATATTGGACGAGCCTTTTCTGGGTCTGTCCACATAGTTCGTGGTGTTTTAAGTGCTACATGTATCTTATCTAATATATCATCAGTATATTTACCGTACTCAAATGCACGTTGTGTACCTTGTAGTTCTTTTATTACTATGTCGTTTCCGTGAATTATATCTTCGCCGGGTGCTAATGTGTTAAATGCATCTACAATCTCATTAATTTTATCTGGACCGTATGGCATATCAGGTAAACCTGCGCTTACATCAAACCTACTAGAAGCGTATTTATTTAAAGCAGCTCCTATATCTCTTTCAGCATAATCTTTTAAATCCACTAGATAAAGTATAGGGTGTATGTCTGACAGTCCATAAGCAAAATCATCAAATTGATTGTTTCTCAGTTCGATAATTTCATTTTCTTCAAATCTTATGTTTTCGTCATCATCTCCTACTTTTTGGTAGTAGTATTCTATCTGTCCGTGCTCATTTCTTTTTACGTACATATTTTGACTAGACCTTAATATAAGGTTATCTCCAGTCCATTCTAAATATCCTGTACCAAAAATACGGGCATTCCTTAACCAACCATATAATATATGTTCTATATTTATATCGCGGAACATTTCTTCTACTTCTTCTCTGACACCATCTTCGGCTGTAACAATATCAAAATTATCTTTGACAGCGTACAAACAAGGTAAGTCAATTAAACTTCTAACAATAGGGTCTGAGAGGTAAACATTCATATAAGTTCTATTTTTACCTACGTGTGGTTCAAAATCTTTATTTTGTCCAAAACCACCAAATCCTTTGTTTATTTTAAGTCTTTGAATTACTCCCTCACCGTAACTGCGTGGGTCATCTTTCTTATAAGACGGATTGCTTCCAATTGATGCAAAACTGCGTCTAACTCTATCTATAAACGACATGGCTATTTATAATTAACTTCTATGAGTATATAAAGCTTTTCTTACAATCCACGCAAAGGTTGCTTATTTAGCGTAACATTACGTCTAGTTGTTGTAAAAAGTGGACCACCTGAGTGATTTGGTCTATTAATACTTGTTGCTTTATTAATCGGTCTAGATATTATACTCTGTCCAAAGTTACCAGTCATAGGTAACATAGTTAATGTAGCGTGTATTGCCATAGCAGAACTATCACAATAATCATCATGTTTACTACTAGGTGCTGCAATCTTTTCGGTTTTATTAGCTACATCCATAGTATATTCTAAATCTATGTGTTCTCTAGTCCATTTATGTATTAATTTAGCATCGTTAGCATTTAAATGTGCTGGGTTTGGTACTCTAACTCTACCTTGTTGTACATATGACACATAATCTCTATACATTTGTGTTTTAGTTCCTTTAGGGCCACCAGTAAATATAAATGCTACAAAATGTATATCTTCATCCATACAAGCTAACCTAAGGTCTTGTTCGACCGCACCACCCATACCAGTACAATCAACAATGAGCCTATTAGCACCCAACTGAGTGGTAATGTCCATGATACGTCGACGTTGGTATGGAATATCGTGTCCACCAGTTCGGGCATTGATTTCTTCAATGTATATAAGTCTAGCAATATTTTCTTTGTCAGACTTTTCAAGGGACCATGCACTAATAACAGTAGAGTTAACAGATTTGCCAATGTCAACACCAACAATAATATTGCTTCCTCTCTGCTTTCCATCCCCATCAAGTCCAGTAATTTCGTAATCATCATAACACGCCTTGATTTTCTCTGGATTAAATACATTCGCTACAGACTCTACAAACTCACACTCGTATTCTGTCCTCCAGTAGATAGAATCTTCTCCCCATTCAGTCATTTTATCTAACATTTCTTCATCAGTATAGGGTGATGAATAAGCATCCCCTTTCTTTACGGCGTCTCTCCATGTATAATGTAATCTTTTAAAGGTATCAGCATAGCCATCATCGTATAAATATCTATACATGTGGTTATCTTTTGATTTTGGTGTTCCTAAATTAATAAAAGGTGCTTTATTTGCAACAATAGAAGGCTCTACATTGTCAATGAACAATTTATCGTCGATGAGTGGAGACTCATCAACAACAAGGAATGTAGGGTGTTGCCCTCTTATGGCTTGTCCTTGGTTACTAGGCGCCAATGGAGCTCTTCGCATTATAGTGCCCCCCTTAAGTGTTATGTTGGGCTTGTTATGAAAGCGATAATTCTTAACTAAGCCGTTTAAAAAACTGTTATCAGCAAAATGTCTATATACATAATTAAAGATTAGAGCTGCTTGGTCCTCAGTAGGGGCCAGTATAAATACTAAATCTCTAAATCTATTAAAAAACATATATATAGTCACCGCTACAGACAATGCGAACGATTTCCCACTGCCTCGTGGAGCTAATATTGCTAATTTGGTTTGTTTATCGTCATCTCTTAACATTAGACATTCTATAACTATGTCTTCTTGTAAAGGTCTGAGTAGTAATGGTCGTTGTTGTCCATCAATTAGGTATGAAGTACAGAATGCCCTAATCAATTTTCTCATTTTTGCAGAATCTTGTCTGCAACTTTTAAATATATCCTCTAACTTTCTTGAATCTAATCCACCTTTACCTGTCAGCAGGCTGTTTAGACTCTTTTGTTTCTCCTTCATCGGATAAATCTCCTAAAAATGAAGCAAATGCTTCAGTATTCTTCTCTACAGTAGTTGGCACTTCAATGTTTAACGCTCGGAATTCTGTATGAATGTCCTTAACGATTGTATTTCTTTGGCGCAAGAGCTCTGTTCTAGCGTTAACATCCCGAATACATACAAGAATTTCTTCCCACAGTATGTCTTCAAGAGCAAGATTGCGCGCAAGAAGGCGGACAAGCTCTTTATGACGTTCATATTCAGCTTCTCCAACCCTCTGCCTTAATCTGTGCTCGTATTCCTCTACGTTCAAAGCTCTTTCCCTTCATCGAGGGC